GAAAAGAATACTTAACTGATCATCAAAGTGGTCATGGTGAATTTGTAAAAGGCGTCTGGGTATCGGCAAGTCGATGCCTGGGCGTGCTTTTTATTTCGAGACGTATTTACCTGAATATGCAGCAATGTATGATAAACTGCCGATTAGCGCGTTTGTCTCGGAGCCAGTAACACCAGAACCTGATATGGACCTACCTAACCTACAGTTTTGGAACTGTATGGATTATGGTGTGGTATCAATTCATAAACAGTTTATTGGAAGTATGGACTTTGAACTGTATACACGCGACTTTGGTATTCAAAAAGGCACCTATATTTGCACATTAGACAACTATCACCAGGACATGGATACAGTTGATTGTTATACTGCAGAAAATCCTGCAGAACACAAGTCCTTTAACCTGATTGAACTAGATAATGGACAGTATGCACTGTATCCAAACAACAGAATGCGTATTTTTGACAATAGTTTGACTCCTGTTGACCCCAAAATGCCTGATTTTAAGGTCTCAACACAGTATTATTCAGTTGAAAATGGGTTCGAACGCCTTGGAATGGGTCGTGAGGACGAATATTTTTGGAAAACTGCAAAAGAACGGGATAGCAACCCCGAAAAAGAGGAAAAATGAGCACAAATCACGATTTTTTAGACAATTTGGCGAATCATCAGCACCAAAAAATGCTCCGTGAGATCGCAAATGACGATCAAACACCAAAAAAGACAGATTCTTTGAAAGAAACTGAAATTTTTGATGAAGATGGTGAAATGTTAGTCATTAAGCAAGTGAATCTTAATGAATTTTAGTCAGAAATGTCACATAAATAAAATATAATTCTAATATAAGGTTGGTCCATGCCCTTAGAGCGAGTTAGTCGCGGTTTTAAAGATGTAAGCATGTCATTTAAGGTTAATCCCTTGAACAGTGACTTGATTGCATTGAAAAATGCTAGTGCGATTTCTCGCTCAATTCGTAATATCGTGTTTACAACACCTGGAGAGAAGTTTTTTCAACCTACATTTGGGTCAAGGGTGTCTCAAATGCTCTTTGAGAACATGGATGAGATAACTTCACTCACAATACAAGATGAAATTGAAAACTCAATTCGCAGATTTGAACCTAGAGTGAATTTAAGGTCTGTCAGAGTAAACCCAGATTTTGATAGTAATCAATATGATGTTGTTATAACGTATCAAATTATTGGTGCGGATGTTTTAGAGCAACAACTAGAATTCGTTTTGCAACCAACAAGGTAAATGCCACTTCTAAACTTCAGTACTCTGGACTTTGACCAGATCAAAAATACTCTAAGAGAAGTTCTTAGAACAAATACCGATTTTACGGATTATGACTTTGAGGGGTCTAATCTATCGAGTATTATTGATTTGCTTGCTTATAATACCTATATCAACTCATATAATGCAAATATGGTTGCAAATGAGGTGTTTATTGATAGTGCAACCTTAAGAGAGAATGTTGTTGCACTAGCAAAAAATATCGGTTATACTCCAAAGTCAAGGAAAGCATCTAGGGCAGTTGTTGATTTCTTTGTTGACCTTGATGATTTATCAGCAGCACCTCCATCCGTCACTTTAAAAGCAGGACCAGTAGCTGCAACTACAAATCAGTTTGGAAATCAGTCTTATGTTTTTAATATTTTAGAGGATACAACAGTTCCTGTATTTGATAGAAGAGCAATATTTGAAAATTTAGAAGTTATTGAAGGAACAAAGATAACTCAGAGTTACACATATTCATCACAAAATAAAAATCAAAGATTCCTCCTTAATAACGCAGGAGTTGACACTGATACAATATTAGTTCAGGTAAAACCATCAGATACCTCAACAATTAAATTAAAGTATGATTTAACAAATAGTTTAATTGATCAAAAAGTTAATGATGTTATAAATGGATCTTCTACTATTTTCTTTTTACAAGAAGTAGAGGATGAAAGATATGAAGTTATTTTTGGTGATGGAATTTTTGGTAGAGCACTTGAAGATGGAAATGTTGTAGAAATTTCTTACTTAGTTTGTGATGGTCCAAACGCTAACAGAATTAGTGATTTTAATTTTAGCGGTAGATTGGTTTATTTACAAGATTCTGTAGAAAATACCATCACCGGGGGTATTTCCCTTATTTCTGCTCAAGGACCCTCTACAGGCGGTTCTGCGATAGAGAGCGTTGCTTCTATTAAGAAGTATGCACCTCAAGTATATGGCACCCAGGATCGTGCAATAACAGCAAATGATTATGAAGTTCTTATTCCAAACAAAATTTACCCAGAAGCAGAATCAATATCAGTTTTTGGTGGAGAAGAATTAGTTCCTCCTAGATTTGGAAAAGTTTTTATTAGTATCAAACCAAGAAACGGTGATTTTGTTTCTCAAGGTATTAAAGAAAATATAAAAAGAGAATTAAGAAAATATTCTGTCACGGGTATTGTCCCTGAGATATTAGATTTGAAATATCTGTATATTATTACTGATAGTAAGGTTTATTATAATTCAAGGAAAATTACAGACGTTGCTGCAGTTTCTTCTACAGTTCAAAATAATATTCAAGCATATGCGGACTCGTCAGAATTAAATAAATATGGTACTAGATTCAAATACAGTAAATTTTTAGGTATTATTGATCAAAGTCACGAATCAATTACATCTAATCTTACTTCTGTCCAAATGAGGAGAGATTTGAGAGTTGCAACTAATCAATTTGCGGAATATGCAATTGATTTTGGCAATCATATGCACGTTCAATCAATGAACGGATATAACATAAAATCCAGTCCTTTTAAGGTGCTAGATATAACAGATGATGTTTATCTTTTCGACGAACCAAATGATACCAAGACTGGCACTATATCATTATACTCTTTGCAAGGACCAGGATCAACAACACCTGTTGTGAGAAGAAGAAACGTTGGTGCAATTAATTACATGACAGGACGGATAACTTTGAACCCGATCAATATTGTATCTGGTAAAGACAAAGACGGGATTCAAATCATGGAAATTTTTGCAGTTCCTCACTCAAACGATGTAATTGGTTTGCAAGATCTGTATTTACAGTTGGATACTTCTAATGTTCAAATGATTGTTGATGATATTTCCTCTGGTACTGACCCATCAGGATCAACTTACAGGAGTTCATCAAGTTATGTCAATGTTAATAATAACCCATATTAATAATAAATTTTTGTAAGAGAATAAAATGCCGAAGAATACTGTAAAATCTCGCCACTTCATTGGAAGTCAATTAGCAGCATACATCAAAGATGAGTTTCCTCTGATTGATGAATTTTTCTCGCAGTATTATAATGGGTTAGATTTTCAAGGTGGGACAGTAGATTTAATTAATAATATTGATTCTTACTTAAAGTTAAGTGAGAATGCTAATACTATTAGTGAATCTCAATTAGCATCTGACATAGACGATACTCAAGATTACATTGATTTATACAATGCAGACGGATTTCCAGATCAGTTTGGAATTGTACAAGTAGATGATGAAATAATGGTTTACCAACAGAAAGTTGGTAACAGACTGGTGTTTATTAGTAGAGGATTTACTGGAGTATCTTCATACGATACAGGAAATGATACAGAAGAGTTAACATATTCATCAACTGAAGCAGTTAGTCATTCATTTCAGACTCCTGTAAAAAATCTTAGTGTTTTATTTTTACAAGAGTTTTTAAAAAGAATAAAAGCTCAACTTTTACCTGGTCTTCAAACAGAAAATTTATCCACTGGATTAAATCAAGCTCAATTCATTAGACAATCTAGGGATTTATATTCTACAAGAGGAACTGAGTCTTCCTTTAAAATTTTATTCAAAGCATTATATAATGATCAAATAGAATTAATAAGACCCCAAGATAATTTAATTAGTCCATCTGATGCACAATTTCAACTTACAAGAGATCTGATTGTTGAGGCACAGGAGGGTAACCCAGAAAATTTAATTAATGCTACTTTATTCCAAGATGAAACTGGAAGCATTGGTAGAGCATATGCTCCAATATCTCACGTTGAAAGAGTATCTGTAGGAGTTTTAACTGACGCTTATTATAAAATAAGTCTTGATTCCTCATTTAGTGGATTCGATGGATCATCAAATCTTTTGTATGGTGATTTTTCAACTCATGCAAAAACAAGTGCTATTGATTCTGTTGGTGTTGGTCAAACTTATATTGATGTAGACTCTACAATAGGATTTCAAAAATCTGGTTCTCTTTTAATTAAATTTGAAGATGGAACCAGTGGTATTGTATCATATACTGATAAAGTTAATACTCAATTTTTAGGTATTAGTACAAACAGTATAACAAGGATAATCCCAGATAAAACTATCATAGACCAGAATGCATTCGCATATGGATATGACCCAGATACCCAAGAGGATCAAGGGATTAAAGTAAAAATCAGATCAGTTTTACAAAATCTTCAAAAACCAACAGATGCTTATTATCAGTTAGAAAATACAAAAATTAAAATTAAATCTTTAGGAAAAATTTCTTCAGATTTAAAATCTAATAACTGGTTTTTTAATACTGCACAATACTATGATGTGCAGTCACTCACTTTAGAAGATGCAAGCAATGATATCTATAAATTAACCACAAAAGATGATCATATCTTTAGAATAGGAGATCTTGTAGAATTAACTGATCTTAGTAACTTAAAAACTCCGAATGATTTAATTGTTACTGATGTTTTTAGTTCTAAAGAATTATTGATCAGAGGAAGTGGAATACGAGATATAACAAGAATTGTAAAAGCGTCCAAGAGAATAACAAAGTTTAGATCAGATTTATATTCAAGCGTATCAACATTTAATGCGAATGTTAATAACGTTTATGTTAAAGATGATAAAGTCTTAGTATCTACAAATAGTTTACCATCTTACCTTGATACAAAAGTAAATCCAAAGAATCAAAGATTCTTTATCAATGGAACTTATCGCTTAGGTGATGAAATTGTACAAGTTACCTCAGGTATTGATCACAACTTCTTTACTGGTGATGTCATTTACTATACACCAGAAAAAGTTGTTACTGAGATTACTCAACCAAATGGAGAGGTAATTTTTAGTGAGCAGATTGACAGTTTTCTTTTTACAGAAGGTAGATATATTGTACAAAGAGTTGATGAAAATAGAATTAAGCTCGCTAAGAGTGCATCAAATCTATATGCAGGGAAATTTGAATCAGTAACTCCTCCTGGCGGAACAGATTCTATTGTCATTACTAATAACACAATAGAAAGGGAAGATGTTAAAGGAAAAGAACTTGAAGCTCAAAGAATATACAGAGAAGTATCTACCCCTGTTGTAGAACCAAATATCACAAGAAATGACCATACTTATTCTGGTATTTTTATCAATGGTGTTGAAATATTAAATTACAAAACAAAAGATTTTGTTTATTATGGTCAATTAAATTCTATTGATGTATCTTCTGGTGGTTCTGACTATGATGTTATAAATCCTCCTGCTGTACATATTGAAGATTCTGTTGGATCAGGTGCAACTGGAATTTGTGCGGTAAGCGGTAGTTTAAAGGAAATTAGAATTATAGATCCTGGTTTTGATTATATAGAAATACCACAAATAAAGATTACTGGCGGTAACGGAGTAGGTGCTAAAGCTGAAGCAAATATGGTTTCAGTTCCTAATGAGATTTCTTTTAATTCTGCAGGTGTTTCTACGATTACAACTGGAATAGGTGATGTTGGTATAGGAACAACAGTTTCTGTAATTGGATTTACAACTCATCATAGATTTAAAAATGGAGAAAGAGTTGTTTATAAAACTTTTGGAGAAAAGGCAGTAGGAGGATTATCAACAGACGCTACTTATTATGTTAACGTATTATCTCCTTATGAGTTAAAATTACACACTAATTTAAGTGATGCTGTTTCTGGGGTTGGAACAATCACACTGGAGAGTTTCGGTGTTGGAGTTCATCAACTTAGATCTTTAGTTGCAAAATCAGTTATTGGAGCAATAAATGTTACTGACCCTGGTGTAGGATATGAGAATAAGCAGAGAACATGTGCTCCAGCAGGTATTAGTACATCACTTAATGTAATTAGTATTTCTAACCATGGATATAAGACTGGTGAAGTTCTTAATTATACTGTACAAGGATCCCCAATTGGAGGTCTTTCTGCAGGAACAAATTATTATGTAACAGCAGTTGACAATGATTCCTTTAAATTAAGTTCTGTAGGCGTAGGTTCAACTGCAAAAGATTTTTACTTTAACACAAATCAATTCCAAGAATTTACTACTGCTGGTGTAGGAACTCATAGTTTTAACTATGAACCTATCTCTGTTGAAGTTGTTGGTAAAGTTGGTCTTGCTTCTACGGGTGGTCGTGATTTCAAAGCAGTTGTACAACCATTATTCAGAGGTCAAGCAACTTCTATTCAAGTAACAAGCACTGGAGTTGGATATGGAGTTTCTGATGTTATTAACTTTAAAAGAGATCCTAGAGTAACACTGAGATCGGGTACTGGTGCTCAATTAGAAGCAGTTGTTTCCGCTAATGGACAACTATCTGATGTAGTAGTCAATAGACCTGGACAAGAATATAATTCTCCACCTGAACTGATAGTTACTGGAATTGGTAGTGGAGCTAAATTAACACCAAGACTCTCTAATGGAACCATTACAGGTGTAGAAATTATTAGTGCTGGTGTTGGTTATGGATCTTCTACCACAACCATTAGTGTTGTGCCCGCAGGTAAAGATGCACAGTTTGTTTCAAATTTACAAACATGGACTATCAACAGAGTTAAGAAAAATCAAAATAACATAGTTGCTGATGATGCGTTTATATCAGAATCCAACACTGGAACCGGTCAACTGCAATTATCCTATGCTTATGCACCAAGATCTCTGAGAAAATTAATTTTCTCAGTTGATACTGATGGTTCTACTCTCTATGGTAATCCAGATCTGAATATTGATGGAAGTTTTGAGGTTGATAGCAAGTATCACTCTCCAATAATTGGTTGGGCATATGATGGACATCCAATTTATGGTCCATATGCATATACAACCCGTTCTGGGGGATCCGTTGCTCTCATGGAGACTGGATATGTAGAGGATGCTACTAAAGCACAAAGACCTCCACTCACAACTTGGCCATCAGGATTCTTCATTGAAGACTTTGTATATAAGAACAAAACTGGAGTAGGAGTTCTTGATGAAAACAATGGAAGACATTGTGTAACTCCAGATTTCCCGAATGGAACTTATGCATACTTTGCGACTATCGCAACCAATGAAGCAGATACCCAATCACCTTTCACTGGATTTAGAAGACCCAAGTTCCCATATCTGATTGGACATAATTATCATGCTAAACCAAATACATTCAACTTCCAAAAAGTAGCAAACCAAGATGAGTTTGATTTTAATAATTCAAACTATATTAAGAACACTGCTCCATTTAACTATATCGATGGTAAGTCAACAAGATATAAGTATGTCTCTCTTCCAAATGATTTAAATCAAGAAGTTGAAGTTAGAAATGCTCTCAGAGGACCTATTGATTCTGTTGGAATTATCACTGGAGGAAACAATTACAAGGTTAATGACCCAGTTGTATTCAATGAAGCAAATACAGGTGGTGGAGGCGTTTCTGCAAGGGTCTCACGCATCTTGGGAAGACCCGTTGAAAGTGTAAGTGTTGCCACAAGTTCTATTTCTGGAGTGGAATTTTATCCATCTGGAGAAAGAGGTAAATTTATTGCCTTTACCGAAAACCCTAATGATTTTAGAGATTCTGACATTATCTCTGTAAGTGGTGTTTCAACTTCTGGATCTAAACTGGAAGGAACTTATCTTGCAGGTATTGGAACAAATGTCTATAGGGTAGCTGGAGTAGGAACCACATCTTCTGGAATTGGAACTGTTGAAGCAACTGGTATTGTCACTTACATCAATGTAGTTGGTAATTTAAATTATCCAGATATTAGAGAGAATGATATTCTCCAGATTGGAACAGAAACTGTCAAAGTTCTGAACGTTGATCCACGTCTCTCAAGATTAAGAGTTCGTAGATCTGTAAATGGTGTTGTTGGTGTATCTCACACGGTTGGAACTGGTGTAACTTCCCTGCAGAGAAAATTAACCATTACCTCTGGATTCAAGACAGATTTTGCATATAGGACTAATAAGCAGGTTTATTTCAATCCAGCAGAAACTGTAGGACTTGGTAGCACTGCTGGTGTTGGTATTGGAAGCACTATCTTCTTTACCAACCCAGGAACTGGTGCAACATCAACTATCATTCCAACTAAGACTCTCTTCTTTAAAGATCATGAGTTTAGAACTGGTGATCTTGTAACATATTCTGCCAATGGTGGTAGTGGAATTATTGTCCAAGACGAAACAAACGTTGGAGTTGGAACTACCGTTGCAGATGGAACTCAACTGTTTATTGCTAAAGTATCAGAGAACCTCATTGGTTTATCAACAGTAAGAGTTGGTCTGGGAACAACTGGAACATTCGTGGGTGTTGGTACTACTGCATCTACCACATTAGCATTCCTTGGTATTGGAACTGGTGTAGAGCACAGTCTCAAAACTAATCACACTGTGATAACTGGAACTGTTTCGAGAAATAGAGTAACTGTTTCTACGGGACAAACTCATGAACTTAGTGTTAATCATGACATCTTCTTGGATGTAAATCCCGGAGTAGCTTCTGCATTTACAATCAAGTACAATGATTTCAATAGAAAGACTATTGTCAATCCCAAGTCTTACAGTTCTACTGGAATTAACACATCAACTGGTGTAATTACTATTGTAAATCATGAATTCATTAACGGTCAAAAAGTAATCTATACATCTGGAGATGTTGCAGAGGGACTTACCGATAATAGCATTTATTATGTTGCAGTTACTGGAAAGGATACCTTCAAACTTGCAAACAGTTATGAAG